TTGCACCAAAGTGCTGGTCAGTAATAATTGCTACTTTCATTCAATACCGCAGTTTGCTGTGAACTCCGTCCTTGATGGAATTATAGTCGGAATAGTTCCCGCCGTCAATAGTGTTGTCGTCCACAAACACCTCAGAAAATCCTGAACGCTCAAGGATTTTGTTCTTGATTTCCAACTGACGCTTCTCTCTTTGAATACGACGAAGGAATGCGTAGTGAATGATTTGAGTAAAGTATGCGAAGGGGTTTTGTGATTTCTCTGGATTAAAATTGTGGATGTATTGAACACAGTTTTCAATACCATCTGATATCATATCCTCCTTGAACATATAGTTCACGAAGTTTGGTTTGAATGATAGGTGATTAGCAATCTTCAAGAAACACTCTCCAATGTAGCGAGGAATAGGAGGCTTTGGTTTTCCTTGAATTTGTGCGATTTCTTTATCTTCACGATATTTAATAAGAGCAGCAAGAAACTCTTTATTGTTTACATAATGCTCTGACCTCTTTCTTTTGGTCATGATTGCTGTGGTAATCATAAGTTTTATTCATTATTATGTATAGATTATACCATTTATATAAATGCTTGACAAGGTACTTAAAAACCTGTACAATAACCTTTGTCGGGGTTGAAAAGATTAGCTTTAGCTATTTTTATAAAGTTTCTCTAAGATCTCTTTAGCATCATTGACATTAGCAAGATATCCCATTTTACGACTGAGTTTGGATTGATTACCATCTGTTGTAGATTGACGAATATAATTTTGGTACATCATTATCATTTCTATATCAGAAGATTCAGACATTGTTAATACATCTTCTACATTTAGAATAAACATATCTTCAGTGGTTGTTTTTAACCACGGTTCTAATTTATATCCAACCACGCCCGTTCTACCTTTGATTTCAGAAACTATAATGGGATTAGTAACTATAAGTAAAGTTCTATCCTCTTCTTCTGATGCTGCTACTTTACAGAAAATTTCTTCTCCTGTTTTAAGTTTTAGTGTTGCATAAAAGTCGTCTTCAATTCCCATCGCTCTTAAGTTGTATTGTGATTATTTCATAGTTAAAATTTTCTTCATTGTAAGTTTTAATTCTTTCAATCAAGTGATTTAAAGTATAGTTTTTTCTTGAGTTATATGTACAATCGTCAGAGATGTCGTAGAGGACTGCTTTAGTTTTATTTTTTCCTTTTCTAAGTACTCTTCCAATTGATTGCAGATTTCTAATTCTCGATTTACTGGGTGAAGCAAAGATAACATTATGGAGGTTCTTAATGTTAATACCAGTAGAAAAAGTTCCATAAGAAGCGACAATAATTGCGCTATTTTCTCTTTCAGTAATCTCTCTGACTAATTCTCTTTCTTCAGTATCAACTCCACCATGGACAAAAAATACTTTACGATCACCTCGCTTATCAGTATTTATCTTTTCGAAAAGTATTGCCCCATGTGATTCGACTCTACTAAAAAGAACAAGAGTATTTCCCTTTAAATCTAAGGCAAGATTCTTAATAAAATTATTTCGTTTTTCATGGGAGATTAAATACTGTATCTCATCTTCATAAGTTTCAAACTTTTGAGGAGAATGCTTTAGAACTATACATTGAATATCCAATTGTGATAGATGCCCTTGTCTCATCAATTCATCAGTTTTTGTAACTTTATATGATGGTCCAAATAATCCCTCTAAAACCCATTTATGAGTTTGTGTACCATCAAGTGTTCCTGTAAAACCAAAACGATACTTTGCATGGTGAAGTTTAGTCATAATTTGTATTAATGACTTTGACTTGAATAAATGAGCTTCATCACCTATAATACAACCATATTCCTCAAAGAAGGAACGCTCTAGTTTATAAACTGATTGCCAGGTGGTAATAGTTACTGGATATTCATTAGTTTTTTCCCTACCAGAATAGATACGGTGGCAGTATGAGTCAGCATCCCAACCATAATCAAGGAAATCCTTGTACATCTGCTCTACAAGAGATGTCGTCGGAACAACTAAAAGAATTTTTTCGCCTTTATCCACATAATATCTTACGAGAGAATAAATCATCAGTGATTTGCCGCTCGCAGTGGGGCTTATCAATAGTTTTCTATTATGCTTTAGGGCACCATATACTCCCTCAATCTGATATTTTCTGGGAGTATGAGCACATATGGAATGCATGTAATCCTTGACACCTTCTTCTGAAATTTCTTCATTAATCTCAAAAGGTTGTCCGTAAAATTTATTATCCTCAAATCTATAAGTGTATCCGTATTGCTTACAGAAGGACACAATCTTATCCAGCAAACCCACATAGATTTGCTTTGATCTCACATCATATAGATGAATTTCTCCATTCCAATTTTTACCACGGTATTGTGGCATAAATTTGGCATTGGGAACCTCAAACTTAAAGTGATCTCTAAGTTCATATTCAATATGAGGTTCCGTATTAATCTTTAAAAATACTTCGTTGGATTTTGATATAACAAGATTTGCTGTAGTATCAATCACATAGATCCATTCATCTATGAATATTTATTTACCCCAATCCAGAGTTAAATCTCATAAACTCAATAGCATTCTTGATTTGATATGTTCTGTTCTGAATCATCTTGAGAATACTTTCAATATACACAAGCATGGTATCATAATAATCAATCTTTAGACAAACTGTAGAAAGTTTTTCGTCTGCATCAAGATACTTTTGCATCGTATCTTTATCCCGAATTTTCTTTGGAAATGGATTGTCAATATAAACTTCTGGATCTGACTTTCCGGAATAATACTCATATCTTTCGTGTCGTATATTCCTTTTCTGCTGCTCTGCTTTTTTTCTTAAAAGGAAAATTGTATTATATAAGTCAAAATATTTTGCGTGAAGTACGGGAATATTCAAAGATTCTGTGTGTAAATTGTCTGTATCTATTTTAGAATCTTTCTCCCACATTTCTTGAATTTTATCAAGATCAATGGTCATAGAGGATTGCCATCCAAATCAGTTATCTGGTATATAGTATACTTGAAAGTAACGTCTGCTGTAAAGTATTCGATGTCAGTATCTGTAGCATCAAAATTCAATGCTGACAAATTGTATGGCCATAGATCACTAAATTTGATCTTAAAGTTTGGCGTCAGTCCACTTCCTAAAATTGTCAAAGTACCATCAGAATAGATGTTCATTGTCTTTGATTTTGACATGTCAACATATTCTTGTTGATTCTGGAGATCATAAATGTCTTTCAAACTATCTGGATATCCAAGACCACGAATCCAATTATGAATCTCCATATAGTTTTTTAAATCTTCATCAACCAAGAAACGAAGAGTAAAGTCATCAAAAACAATTTTATCACCTGGAGTATCAATATCCTTAAGGTAAGTTGGTTGCACTGCAACACCCAAAGTCATTCCAGGAATATTTGCAGAATTGCTAAAGAACGCAACTTTAGGTGCTCTATTTAAAGTAAATTTAAATCCAGTAGGAGACAGAAAATTTCTATTCTGTATCTGCTTATTAAAAATATTTGTCGTTGCCATTTTTTGAACTATTTAGATAAAAAAAGGGGTCCTTTCGGACCCCCAGATAACTCTTATGAGATTTAACTCACATGAGATTTTTGACCGCAACACGTCTGTAGTAGCGGTTTGCGTTAACCTTGAGACGACCCAGACCTTGATCGGTTCCTTCTGCGAATGGGTTAGCAACCAGACCATAGCGGGTCTTGAAGCCAATCTTAGGCTGGAAGGAGTTCTCACCAACGGCACGAACCATTTGGAGAGGAACATATGGGCAATAGAACAGACCAGCATCATAAGGGGAAGAACCCTTATAACCTACAACGTAGTACTGGTTGCCTGGAGTACCATTAGAGGTAGTGAGGTTAGCAGAATAAGGATCGATATAAACACGATACTTACCTTGCAGAACACCAGCGAAGGTGTTACCAGTGTCATCAACGTTGAGGTTAGCGTTGAGTGCTGGAGTGTAATCGAGAACACCAGCCATGGTTAGAGCAGAAGCAACGTCTGCAGAGCAGAGGATAATGTTGCCCTTTCCGCGACGAGTTCTTTGTGCGATTGCGTTAGCATCACGCTCGATTTGGAACAGAAGACCCTTGAACTTCTCAACAGACCAACGACCGTTTGAATCGGTGTCAAGGTCAAATACACCAGCAGTAGCAACGTTCTGAACAGCACCCTGCTCAGCAACCTTGTAGATGGTTCTGATGACTTCACGGTTGATTTCAGCAAGAATCTCAGTTGACAGAATGTTTGCCAACTCAGCTTCTGCATTCAGACCGTGAATTGCCTTGAGGTCCTGAGCAAGCTCAAGTGAGTACTCAGCCTTCAGTGCGCGTGACTTTGCAGTAACGGTGACTTTCTCAATTGAGAATGCCATCTGGTTGAATGCATCAGCACCCGTACCATCAAGATTCTCAGCATCACCAGTTACCATTCCTTGACCAACGTTGTAGCCAATGGAAGAAGCAGATGCAACTGGGTTCAGAACTGAAGGATTGCTTCCGGTCTGGATGGTTGTACCCATACCAGCAACAGCATCAGTGAATCCTGCGCTTTCATCGAAACCAGCATCCTGACCTGAGAAGGTAGTATCTGCTTCGTTGAAGAATGCTTCGGTGCCGCTCTGGTTGGTATAACGGGAGCGCATTGCGAAGATGAGTCCAGTAGGACCACTCATTGGTTGAACGCCAGCGAGGTCATAAGCGACCAGGTTTGGCATTGAACGACGGATCAGAGAGATCAGAACTGGATCGAAACCTGCGGTGGGTCCACCTGCAGTGGCATCACCACCAAAACCACCTGAACCACCAGCAGCATTAGCTGAGTTGGTTGGAGTTTCGGTCAGGAATGAACCTGAGGATGAGAAAGCATTTTGCTCTCTGAGGAATTTTTCTTGGTTTTCTAGCAGGACTGCGGTTACCGCTCTTCTGTGCGAATCTTTGATTGGATCAAGACCCTCATAGTTGAGGAGAGGTGCCCACTTTTCCTGCAGATGCTCTGACATGAACATTTGCGTTTACCTTTGTTGTGTGGATGTTTTGTTTGAATTATATTAAATTCAATTATTTGCTAAATCTTGAAAGAGTATTCAGATAGGTGGCCATTGAACCTGAGACGGACTCAGGAGCATTATCTACACCTTCTGAAAGAGATTCAGTTCTAGCTCTTGGAGTTGATGTTTTTGTAGGAAAATATGCTTCCTTCAATGTCTCCAGTTTTTCACGATATTCTTCTTCACTTTCAAACTCAACACTTTCGGCAAGTGAAGCGAGCTTGTCTTTCTGAGTAGCAGCGAGGCCCTCAGAAACCTGTTCAAAGATTCCGTCAGCAACCGACTCTGCGAGACGCTTGTTTAGGGAAACGTTCTTCTCGATTTGCTCGTTGAGTTTTGTCTCCATTTCATCAAGTTTTTCTACCATGCTCTCAAGCACATTATATTTATCTTCAGGGATTGATACATAATGATCTTCAAAAAGTCCTTTCAGACCAGTCATGAAGGATTCGGTTAACTCTTCCTTCAGACCCGCTTCAACTGCAAGCGTGTTCTCATTGAACCATTCGTCAGCAACATATTCTAGATAAGAATCTACACGCTCGGAAAGAGCTTCTGAGATTTCTTGTACTTCTTCTACTAGACGCTCTTCGTATTGTGCTTCAAGAGATTCCTTGATTTGGTTTACTCTTGAGATGATAGCAGCTTCGAAGATTGTCTTTGCCTTTTCTTTAAACTCTTCGGAGAGTTCCTCACCTTCAATAAGTGCATTAACATCTTCTTCGATGTTAAGTTCTTCATTCATTTCATCATCATCTTCTTCGTCTTCTTCTTCGTCTTCTTCGTCTTCTTCTTCGTCTTTCTTTTTCTTATCTTCGTGCTTAGCCTCTAGAAGTTCATCTTCGTCAGAATCTTCATCAATGAGATCTTCATCATCGAGTTCTTCCTCCTCTTTCATACTCTTCATTGGATCAGCAGCAGAAGCACCTTTATTTACAACATCCTTAACTTGCTTAAGTGTTGCACCTGGTGTCTTCAGTTTTGCTGAGTCATCGTCAGATTTATAATTTTCTGGTGTAGGACCTCCAAGATCTTCCCAAGAACCAGTTTGACCTGGAGTTGCTCCAGAGAGGCTTGGCATTGGATCTGCTGCCTTTGCATTCGCGTTAACGGCAGTTTTGGATTGCTTAGTGCCTACTTCCATTTCTTGTAATTGTTTACCACGAGACATTTGAACTCTCCGATTTTCCTGTATGAAATCTATATTTATTTATAAATTAATAAATTACAACGAATTAATGAAATCGTTGAATAAGTTTATTTTATGCTCTTCCAATCTCTTTTGATCGATAAGAGTATTGATTCTTCTTTGAGTTTGCTCTGCAAGTTTCTCACGAAGAATACCGCCATCCCAAATCCACTCCTTACCTTCCATAATTCCTTGAACAAATGCATCAGGTGCAGATGGATCAGCAACAATATCTGCTGCAGTTGCAAGCATGAAATCTTCACCAACTTCATTGAAACCTTCTTTGGTTGGTCTTAGAGAACCAATACCACGAGAAGAAACGCCAAGACAAACACCTTCCTTTAGGAGGGATTCAGCAATCTTACCCATTGGTGTGGATAAGATTTGTGCTTTGCCAATAAAATTGTTTCCTTCTCTTTGAAGTTCTACAATTTTATGAGAAACTCTGTCAAGATTAACAGTAGGTCCATCGGGATGACCAAGTTCTCCAAGAGCACGACCTTTGTTCACATACTGCTCAGTGTAACGCTTGACTTCGCGTTCCATTACAGGCATACGGTACATTCTACCGTTTCTGTTTACCTGTTCTGCTTGTAGAAATACTCCTTTAATAAAGAGATTTTTCTTACCGTTTGATTCCTCAGTAAGAACTTCTACTTTTTCGATCTCTTCTCTGATTAGTTTCATTTTATGCTTGTCCGGAAAGTTGAACTTGTTGATAATATAAAGTTCCTGATCCTACGCCAAAAACGGATACCTTATTAGAAGTTATGATCGTTGCGTCTGGATCATTGAATGCAGTAAGAATTCCACTTGAATTATAATCAACAGTCATCCTTGTTTGGAAATATCCATTTACACCAGAAGATGTATCAATTGATAAAACCTTTTGGTGAGTAAAGTCGTGATATGTCGAACCAGTCAAGGTTACGTAATCACCTACACCAAAAGGAACTTGTGTTCCTTCTGGAGCATCAATGATGGTTGTTGATCCAGTTGTGACTCCAGCAACTCTATTAGATGCTTTTGTTAAAGCAAGAGTTTCTGCAGATCCAGAAGCAACATAATAATCTGATCTTGTTGCTGAAGGTGTTGCACCAACAGAAACATGAGCACCACCACCAACAGCGACTACTCTAATAACACTTGATTGTACTGAAAATGCTGTTGATGTTGCCGCAGTTCCAGAAGTAAACGCAACTGAGGATCCAGCACCTACTGGTCTATGAGCCATTATTTTTAATAATACACTTTTAGTTATTTATTTATTCTTCTTCTTCAGATTCTTCAGAAGGACTAAATTGATCTTCTCCAAATAAACCTGATGCTACTTCAGGTCTAAAAGAATCAATTTTCTCTGCTGATTTTGCAAAAAGAATATCTTTGATTTTATCGCTGATTTGTGATGGTGATTCATCAGCAATAATCATATCCAGAAGTTCATCCATTTTTCTATTTCAAAGTTATAATCTCTTGTATTTATATGGTGCCACCTTTGGGCATCTTCATTGGACCAGCATCCAGATCTGCTGCATTTTTAGTCGCATCCACATCTACGACAGATGCATCAATTTCAGGTTCATTTACTGGTTGACCCAAATCTGTAGTTGGTTGAGATTGATCTATTGGTAAACCTGTATTTGGATCTACAGGAATGCTTGGATCGGGAATCAATCCTTTCTCAATTTCTTTTTTAATCAATTTATCTTCTTCAATAATTTCTTGATCAGTTTGTCGAAGAATTTTTCGCCTTAGATAATCTTGCGAAAAATATTTTCCTACATATGGTTCTGCAGTTTGGACCATTGACAATCTTTCATTAAGAAGTTCTGCTTCTTTGAGTTCTGCAAAGTGATTGTCATATAAGAAATCATACTGGATGTGCTCTTCCATGATTTCCCAATCTTCAGGAGTAATGATATTTTTAAGAATCAGTTGAGTTTTTAGCATGTCATTGAACATGTATGAGAATCTCTTTCTCAAACGAGCAACAAACTTGCTGAACTTAACTTCATCACGAAGAATTTCAGAAGAACGACCAAGATTAAATCCACCTTCTCCATCCATTCTTGAAGGAGGAACATTAAGTGAACGATATAGTTTTTTCTTAAAGTACTCAATATCAGTAATTTCACCAAGGTTTTGACCGCCAGGAAGTGTGGTAATTTCAGTTCCTCTACCACCTTCACGACGAGGTAACCAGAAATCTTCAAGCATACTCATGAATTTTTTATCATCACGAATCTCCCCAGTGCTAGCATCATACACTAACTTATTACGATAACGCATCATAACATCACGAAGATATTGTTCTGCTTTTACCTTGGGGAGATTGCCTACGTCGATGTAGAAAATTCTACGTTCTGGTGCTCTCGACAAACGATAGATAACAAGCGAGTCCTCAATCATTCTCAGTTGATTGAGTGACTTGATTGCTTTATGCAAATAAGAAAGTGTATTTCCCTTATTTCTATCTACGAGACCTGAAGTACAGTAAGTAACAGAATCTCTTGTCATTTTAATTCCACCATTTCCACCTAAAGCAGATGGATTATTGGTTGGATAATTCATCTTTGGATTATAGATGAAATATTCTTCAATTTTTGGAAACTCATAATCCATCGGATTATCAGTATTCACATTTGCTAATCTAAAGTTATCTTTATTCTTTACTTGTTGTTGTCGCACATAACGCATTTTCATTGCGTCAATGTAACGAAGTTCTTGAATACCTTCGTGTGGATTCTTTAAATCTACAACTTTATGGTAATAAAGTCGTCCATCAATATACCAGTTTCTATAAATTTCATGTGATTTTCTATCAAAATCTAAAAGTTCAAGAATATATTTAAATTCTTTTCTTCTTTTTGTTTTAATTCCATCACTAGCATTCAAGT